AGTTCCAGAATATGTGCTAGTGGAAATATACACTGTACCATATTCTACATTTGTATTTGTTACTGCGCCACCAAAAACATTAACATGTTCAACTTCTGGAAATTCCTGTAAAATTAAAGAAATATAATCCTGAGCAGTAACACATCTATTTTGTGTTTGATAATATCTTGGAGCATTATATCTAATTGACTCAATACCCTCTGAATTAGCGCCACCAATTGAACCAGAATTTACTACAATTGTCGGAAACGGCGCAGTGCCACCATTAATCGAACCTAAATCTTGACTAATAACAAATTCTTTAATACCATTACCAGATGATCCAGAAGAAACTCTATAATTTGTATAAATTATAGCTCCATTCTTTAAACTTTTACCAAAAACACCATCGCCAAAAGTTATCTCATATTTTTGATTTTGAGCAGCCTGTAAAAAATAAACAGTTGAATTAGATGTTAAATTGTAAAGAGTAGAAGCATAACTGTAAACTGTGTTTGTTGAACCATTGTCCTCAGAAACAGATACAATCAAACTGTTCGTATCTACATACTGATTAGACAAAACAAATTTTTGCATTTCATTAGAAAGATCTACAACAAATGTATCATTAACATAAGAACCTTCATAAATTTCTAAATTGGAAACTGTATATGTTGAGTTAATAGAAAGATAGGAAGTTTCTTCACCAGTTACATAATTAAAAGATCCATTAGAATTTGAACCGCTGAAAATTGTTCCTTTTGGAATAATAAAAGGATTATCAATATCAACTGTATCAATTGTAAAAGAAACTACAGCTTTTGCAGATCTTGATGATCTTGGTAAATAATTTAATTCTTTAGCATGAGAAACAACAGAATCTAACTTCTGAGCTGAATCAAGAAACATTTCAGAAGAAACCATATTGAGATAAAATGAGTTCAAATAGCTATTATAAGACATAACATCCAAAAGAACGTTCATATTTGAACCTTCGAAGTTATAATCTTTATAAACATCCTGTGATTTTAAAAATGTTATAAAATTAGCTTTTAAAGTATCAAAATCTAATGATGTAACATTTAATGTACTGTTTGCCATTTATCGAACTCTTTTTAAGATAAAGCTTAAAGAAATAGGGTCTGGGTTATTTATGAGAGTAAAGACAAGGTCTATTTGAATTTGGTTTTCATCATAAGTTGATCTAGCTTTTGCTTGTAATAAATTTACTCTTGGTTCATTATACTTAATAGTGTTTTTAATATTAAATTCAATATTAGCTAAAGTAATTTTCCCATTAGGTTCAAATAAAGAATTTAATATATTAGAACCAACATTCGGCTGAAATAATCTTTCGCCTAAATTTGTATAAATTAGATTCTTTAAAGACTGTTTAACAGAAGCTTCATTTGATATTTTACCCAAATTATTACCAACTGGTGTCAATGCAAATGAATTAAGAAAATCAGAAAAATATTCCTGTTTGTTAACAGTTTGTGTTAATGTATCTGCTCTAGTAACTGCCATTTTAACCGCCTATAAAAACATTAGGTGAACCTGCAGCCACCGAAGTGCAACCACTTATAGCATCTCCAATTCTACCAGCTCCCATACCATTAACTTTAACTGTAGTAGAACCAGTTGCTATTGGCGCTGCATGAGATGGGCATGGAACACCTGGGAGCAAATGTACAGTATTAACATCGCCCTGCCTACTCCATTTTATACCGTTTATATAAACATTTGGAGAACCAACTGCTCTAACCATACCAGAGCAGTGAGCCACATCTGCATCTCCTATTCTTGTCGCTGCTGGCATTACCTTTTTTCCCTTTTCATTAATTCTTTTAATTTTTCGTTCCACACAGCAATTTCATCATGCTCATCATGCGTATGCGGTCCTTCAGGAATCTCAGGCAAAAATTTAATTACATTATCAAAAGATTCAGGTATATTCTCATATTTATCATATGTTTTAAGAACGCCGTCTATTAAAATTACAAATTTATGAGCCATTGTCAATCACTTATTAATATCAATTCTACCAATACCATCATTGGCCATTATCTGAATGCTATCTGGTTTTATTACAATAGTAGATTTTCCGACTTTTAATGTAATTTTAGTATCGCTTTCTATCAATATTTCTCTAGCTGTCTTAACTCTATATTTACCAGCGTCTAATTGTGTATCCATATTACCAGCATGAAGATGAATTCCATATTCGCCTTCGCTTATCATTAAATGTTTATTACCAGTTATACTGGTAATTTCATCGCCTTCGTGGCTGGTATGTTTATCCCCTGCATGTTCAGAAATAACATCGCCCTTTGAAGTCTGAATATCAACGCATTCTGCAGAATGATAGAATTTACCATGCTGAGAACCCAAATATTCAGCGCCTGCAACCCCACTATATCTGTTTCCACCAATACCATGACCCATATCACCGCCAACATTGTGATTGGAAGTGGACTCAACATTGTGGTCATGATGACCATCAACGCTATGAGAATGCCCACCTGAGTTGTATGATCTGGTATGATGATTTAATTCGCTAACAATACCTTTTTTATCAGGATGAACTTCAGTTGTTTTGTAAGACCCATCTGCATTTAATATTTCTTCAACTGTAGCTTCTGGGTGTTCTGGGTTTTCATGTCTATAACTATGAACTCCATTTACAGTTGACCATCCAGATATATTTGGATACAATCCATCATCATCGCCATTTTTTTTACCCTTTAATCTTACTAAAGGGCTTTCTTTAACTAATTTTCTGTTGTCATCCGGATTTGATAATTCTACCATAAAAATACCTTATACTAATTTTTTTATTAAATTACTAACGCTTGCTACTGTTTGTATTGTAGAGCCTTTTGCCCCTAAAGCAGCGCCTATTACTGGTATAGCATTAGAACCAGCCAGAGCAGAAACAGCAGATGGAAGTTTAAATGCTCCTTCTGTATCGCTTTTCATTTTTTTCACAATACCCATATTTTTTGAGAATTTTTCCATAGATTTACCAACAGAACCTTGATCAAGAACAGATTGTGGTAAATGAGAAGCTGTAGTTTGGTTTACAACTTTTCCTAAAGTTCCTAATAACAAATTTAACAAAGACATAAGATTTGCACTGCTATTTTTACCAAGAGAATTTTCTAATCCATTTTTTTTAGTAGCAACAATTATTTTATCAAGAATTGCATTTAATACTGAAGCTGTTAAATTATTGTTTAAAATATAAGGGTCTAACTCTGAAGCTAATTGGACCTGAGCTTTTATACTCATAGCCTCTTTAGCTGATTTGTATGGCGGGTATTCCGCTGTTCTTAAAGTGTAAACCGAAGTGCCATCTTGCCCCAACCATTGAACATATCCAACATAAGGATCTTGAGTTGAATCATAATATTGTTGCAAGTATAAATTTGGTATAATTGTTACAATAGGAGAAGGTACTTTTGCTTTTGGGTCTGGTGGCACAACAGGAGGAACTATAGGGAAAACTAATTTATTTTCTCCATTTTTAGCAGCGTTTTGAATCAATTTAGCTAAAGCGTCTTTAACTAAAGGTTGATACAGAGGATTAATATTTTGAATACCATTGTTGTTTAATAAATTATTAAATATATTGACGACTTTAGAAAAACCATATTTCTTAGAAAGTTGAGCTAAGGCGTTAGCTAAAGAGTCAATAATACCATCATTTATTCTTGATGGAGTTGTCATACTCATAGTATTATTAGCCAGAGCAAGAGATTTGATTAACCCTTTAAGGAATTGCGCAGCTCCATTAGGATCAACTTTTTTTAAAGTTTCTACTAAATCTTTTCCTGGATCGTCAGAAGCCGAAGTTGGTTTAAAAGAATTTGGTGCAAAATTTTGCCTTGCAGTAGAAACGGCTTCGCTACCAGAACCATTGTCGACATGTTGAGCTTCGTTATATTTGTCATTTGCTGTATTAACAGGAGTACCACCAACATTTGGATTGCTGGCAGATTTACCCATATTACTATTAGAACGTACAGTTAGTCCTGTTTCTGGATCTGTTTCAAATCCCTGAGTTGCTTGATCAACTGGCGAAGATTCTACTTGTAAGCCTGTGATTGGATCTGTTTCAATTCCCATATTTTATCTCCTCAAGGCGTGGGGTTGCCGCTAGATGGCAAATCAACGCCTTTACTTTTTGGATCATTACCTTCTTCACCACCAGTATTATCATTTGAATCTTTTCCTTTAGCTGCTCTTGCATAAGTGCCAAGTACAACAGGATACTGTTTTTCTTCATCTATAAAAACACCAAAAACTCTAGAACCAACTAACATACCAACTGGAACAACACCAACCTTTGCTGTTGCTGCAGAAGTTATTGGTTGGATTGGCATAGCCCAAGATAAATGTTCATCCTTAACATTTTCCTCATCATCATGCGTGCCATAAACTCTAATTTGAACTCTTCCAGATTTCCATGGATCTTTAATATTTCTAACTTCTCCGAAAAAAAATTCACTCATTAAACGCCCTCTTTAAATCCAGCTTTAATAGCTTCTATAACCATTGTATATCTTGGAGTAACACCAGTTGGTTTAACTTTATGCTTAATCTTAACAATCAAAACTTTATCATTCATTTGAGTTTCGCCTGAATCTTGATCGGCATCTGCTTTTTTAGGCAATTTTAAAGTTACAACATCACCAACTTTAATAGCAGGGTTTCCATGAACTTCAAATTTAATTGTATTTTGAGAAATATGAGCTAAAAACCTTGCTCGATCAACCTTAGCATCTGATATTTCTGTTTTCTTTTTATCATTACTTGGATCAACATGAGTGCTTCTTGGCGGTTTTTGTTTAACAGGAACCTTATCAACTTCATCTTTTTCTTGTTGCGAAAATGTTTCTTCACCAAGAAGAACGAATTTCTTATCTTTATTGTCTTTAAATTGCTGTTTACCAGTGTGCATATTATATGTATTTCTGTTTGATGCAGAACTAAATCTTGTTGGTGTGTGAAAAGAATCAGGAACATTAACCCATAATATATTATTCATTAAATCTGATTCTGTTGTTGTTCTAGATCCTATTGTATTATCTTGTTTATAATCAAACTTAGATTGTTGATCCATCAAATATTCAAAGGTAGCAAATTTATATTTTTCAGTTTCACCATCATATGTTGGAAAAAGAGTATACAATGAAGATTTATATTTTTGAGAAACATGTCTCGATCTTAATGTTTTGATAAAATCAAAAACAGTAGTATAATTTGATATTATTCTTTGTTCGCCCTTAGTTTCATCTGGAGTTTCTACTTCTTTTTCACTAATTTCTTTTAAAGCTTTTTTAACAATACTGTGTGTTTGTTCTTTAAAACTTTTTTGTAATCTTTTTGATTGGTTAGTAAGAAGCTCGGGTGAAACCATTCTTAATTCATAAGTTTTATGTTTCATAGCACCTTTATGTTGAAAAGTATCGTCTTTTATATTTTTATTTTCAAATAATTTTAATTTTAGAGACATTGTTTCACCACCTGGTACTGAAATAGTAAGTTTAACATCTTCCTTACCACTTAATTTATTTGTACCAAGAGCATCATTATCATCAAGAACTGTTACTTCTGCCATAACAATAGGATTTAATAAATCATAATAAACATTAATATACAATGCTTTTGCAGAACCTGGATTGGTCAAATCAATACCACCAATAGTAAATTCTTTAATTTCAATAGAACCTGCAATCGCCGTCATATTATTTTAACACTGTTTTCAAATTATCTGCTACGATTTTAGAATGTCTGTTATCTAAAACTTTTAGTGTTTTATTATATTCGTTTTTAGCAGTTTCATATTGATAATATGTAATACCAGACCAATAAACTTTTTCTTCAGGAAGTAAATTGTTACAAATTACTGTAGAATTACTGAATGATGTGTTCACACCACTTTCTTGGCCATAAATGTAACTGTTTATATCAGGTTCACCAATTGTTGTTCCAGATGTGTGTTGAATATACAGCGTTGAATTAGCAACAGATAAAACTTGTCCAGATCCAGTAGTATTATTATCAAAAATTATATCACAAATTTCATCAACTTTAAAATTAATATCAGATACAGTATAAGATCTTATAGAGTTTGTGCTAATAATTTGATCAATCTTTTTTCTTTTATAACTCATAATTTTATTTGAATTTTGATAATCTGGTTCCCAATATTTTATTAAAGTCGGTAATAATGCATCATATGCAGAAATAGAAATATTATCGGCGTTTTCCCAATTACATTCATAATGCTTTATTTTTTTAGAAGCAAGAATGTTATCTCCGTATTTTTTATTAATATAACTGTCAAAAGTTGATTGATCCATATACCACTCATAATATGGGTCAACTATTTCATTAGAAAGATACAATATCCAACTTTTATATTGATCTTTGTAATATCTGTTGCTAAATTGATCAGCTCTTTCATCAGCTGTAATTTCATATGGGTAATAAAAATATGGATTTTTCAAAACGCTATTAAGAAAAACAACACGTCTTGTAATATCTACAGCATTTGTAGAATTAAATTGTGTAAAAGGAAACTTATCAAAATATCTATCTATTGCCATTAGCCGATTCCAAATCCTTTTGCAAAATCTTTTAT